GTCCAGCATCCCAAGGAGCCAAACGGTCGCTGATAGCAATCTCGACCGTATTTATGTCCTTGACACGTATCATGCGTAGTAGCTGATATTGATTTTGGCGCTGGCGCTCTGTTGGATAAATTTTATCCGCTTTAGATCGCCATCATAACTAAGATAAGATCCGGCAGCTACAGGCATACCTACAGACGCCGTAGGGTCTGTGCCGTCATCGCGCCAGCGAACCCCCTGCGTTTCAGGAACGATAAGCGCCAACGTCGCTTCTTTTGGAATATCGGGAAGCCCCGCCGCCGCGCTCAGCGACGTGACCTGCTTATATCCCAAACATACTGTTGTCGATTTCAAGCCCATTTTAGCCTCACGCCAAGAACTTAAGTTTATACAGGGTTTTCCGATACAAGCCAACGATTTCGTCTATGATGTTCTGCAAGGCCATATCGTCTTCATACTCTTTTCGGGCTTTTTCGACCTCTGCCAGCGAATCCTCTAGGAACTCAACGACATTATTGGTCTTTTTAGCCGAATGCAGCGTAATCGGACCGATTAGCCCGTATTTGCCCTGATACATCTCGGCCAAATCGTCGGCCAAGTCGATGATTTTGCCGTAAAAACTGCCCAAAGCCTTATGCTTAGCGTAAGACCGAGTGTTCAGATGGACGCTATGCGTGACATCGCGCGCCAGAAACAATTGTCCAATCAAATCAGCGCAACTCATTGTTCAAACTCCGGTAAAATCTGCGCCGGGGGCATATTCGGCACAATATCGCCCATATCAATCGCAGCCGCGATGGTGCCTTGAACAATGTCCTGAATCTGTTCAGGCGTCATGGCCGGCTGCGTAACCTGGATGCGCTTGGTTTCGGCTTCATATGCCTTGATCTGACTATTCTGCTCGTCAATCGCCAATTTCTGCATCTCATATGACTGCATAAGCTGCTGAATTTGAGCAGTTGTCTGCTCCATAGCCTGCGCCATCTGCTCCATTTGCTGGCGCATGACCTGGGCTTCGGGCGACTCGTCGGTGTTTTCCAAAACCTTCGGGTCGAGCATTTTTTCGAACCGCTTGGCCATCGTCTCCGCGCCCGGCCAATCCATGTTCTTGACGAACAGGTCGCCCGCGACGCTCCAGAGCGCCGGGTTGGTCTGAAGAATCTGCCCCATCGTGTCCATGGCCTCCTGCTTGCGGGTCATGTAACTGGGGCCGGAGGACACTTGGACGTCGTAAGTGCCGACATTCGGGTTGTATATCTTGGCGATTTCGATGCCTTCGTCGTTGACAATGGACCGCACCGCCTCGGGCTGCGCCGGGTTGATGCGCGCCATGTCGACGTCGCCCTCAACGTTGATGATACGGGCAACGCGCTGGGTGTCGTAAATCTTCGGGATTAGATCGACCAACTGCCGCGCGACGTATTTCACCGCCCGCGAGAGATTGTCGACATAATGATAAGTACTCGTATCGCCTTGCCGCTCCCGAGCGAGGATTGCACGGCCCGTCCGTTCGTTGGAAGTCGCCCCAATGCTACTATCGTATTGGCCAGTGGTCGACTTAATGTCTTCCGCGGCCCCGACTTTCGCTTGGATAAGGCCCGTTTGAGCCATCGGAGGCTGGGCGCGTTCAGGTAGGGGGAGTGGATTTCCAGCGCCATCGGTAACGTCCGGGTTTACTTCAAGATATGGCCAGTTATTGGTATTTGCGGTCTTCCAGTTCGTCTCATATCCCTCAAACTGACCACCATACCCAATAAACGGCGCTTTCGGAGCCAAAGCCAGCATTTCAGCTTCTTGGCTCACCCAATAGTTATACATGCGCTGGGCGTCCTTGGCGTTGCGCACCAGCCCGCTGATGTAAAGCTGCCCGTCCACCTCAAACTCATTGCCGACGACGCGGACGATGGGGATATATTTACCCGCCCAATCGCGCTCTTGCAGCACTTCGTAGCCGTTGGTCTTGATCCACTTGACCTGTCGGCGGTCGCTCTCGCGCGAGCGCAACGGCTTGCCATAGGCCGCCTTCAGCCGCTTGTCCTCTGGCGTGCCATCAAAGGCGGTGATATTGTCGGGATAAAGGTTCAGTGTCGCCTTGCGGTGTTCAATATAGAAATATTCCGCAATCCGAACCGTCTCTTGCGTGAGCCACTGAGACAGATTTTGGTCGCCCACGCCCTGCGACATCATCCCCGTGACCGGGGTGGCGTCGGGATACATGCGCTCATACTCAGCCTTGGGGATGTCTTCGGTGATGAAGCACCACTCGGCGTCCTGACCGCAAGGGTCTTGGATCATCGGGTCCATGTAGACTGAAAATGAGCTACGGACGCGGCCGATGCGGATGTCCTGATCGAAAGAATCTTCCTTCGTGTATTCCGTCAGGATGCGGATATAGCCCTCGCCGTAAGTGACTTGATTGTCGCAGGCCGTGTCATAGGCCACGTCGGCGTCGGACATATACTCGATATGCCGCACGATGCCGTCGAAGATTTCCGCCACGCGGGGGTCGGCCTGCTCGTCGGCGGGGATGACGCGCGCCGTGGGGCGGTTCTGGCGCTGCTCGTTGGTGACGAGGCGCACATGCTGCGGCAGCTTGTTGATGGTCAGGCACGGCCGCGCGTTGATCGTCTGCCCCTGCACCGCGCCACGGGTCGCCAGCACGTCGGCTGGCCATTGCCAGGCGTTGTCGGGCGAACCGGCCATGAACCGAAGGTCGTCTAGCTCGTCCTCGCGGCTGTCGCTGTAAGCCGCCTGCGCCACCGTGAAGCGATGGCGCATGGTGGCCAGACGATCCGTATCGTCGGCCTCGGACACTTTGCCAGCGGCGGTTACGTCATTTGCAGCCACTAGACTTGCCCTTCTTGGGAGCCGCGCGCTTGACCGAGTAGGCGATTGCCACGCTTTGTTTTACGGGCTTTCCCGACTTAACTTCAGTCGCCACGTTCTTGCGAAAGGCGTTCTTGCTGGATGACTTGACGAGGGGCATTACTTCTTCCTTGTCTTGGCGGACTGCTTGAAAGCGTCGGCCGTTGGAGCGCCCTTGGCCCCCGGCTTGCGCATTTTCTCGCCCGAACCGGCCTTGATGCGGGCCTTCTTGGCGGCGATGTTGGCGTAGAGCCCCGGCTTACTTGCCACAGTTCCACCTCTTCATGCTGGCCTTGGCCCGGTCGGCGTTCTTCGACTTGGCCACAACCCCCGCCATTCTTGAGCAAAAGGACTTCTTACGCCCTTCGTCGGCCTTGGTCTTGGGGTTGGGCGCGGGAGCCTTCAGGTTACTGCCAGTAGCTTTGTTATAGCGGGCTCTGCCCTTGGCGGTCAGGCCAGCGCCTTGCTTCGTGGGCAGCTTCTCGCCGCGCCCTACGGAAAGCGAAACCATTCAATGCCCCATCCATCCAGAAGAATTGCCACCGCCACCATAACTTAGTCGCGGTCGCCTGTCCATCGGGCGCGCTTCGCGGTGCGCGACCGGGTATGCGAACGTGACGGCGATGGCGTCGGCCGCGTCAGGGCTCGCCAGCCCGCGTGCCTTCATGTCCTTCTTGCTCTCTAGGAAGATCGTCCCCTTGCTGTCCGGCTTCATCATCGGCCCGGTCAGGTCCGACTTCAGGAAACGGTCGTTGGGGATCGACGCCGTCTTCAGCCACTCGCGCATGGCGTGCCACATCTCGGCTCGCTTGTTCCCGAACATGATGGGCTTGGCTGACTTCTGTCCGAAGTTAACCCCCCTGATCTTGTAACGCTGCTCCTTGAGCCGGTCGACGACGCCCGCCCCCAGCCCGCCCTCGTCCACCACCACCAGCGTCGGCTTGAACTCCTCGATCACGTCGATCACGCGCCCGACCACCTCCATGGTGTCGTCGCCTCGGTAGCGCCGGATGCCGATGATGTCTCTGCCTTGCCTGATAGCGATGACCGTGGCGTCCGCCCCGAACCGCGCCGGGTCCACGCCCACCACTATCGGCGCGCTCTGGTCCTGCGATGGTGGCCGTGACTGCGCGTCCATGACCAGCGATGACGGTATGAACTGGTCATCCGATGCGTTCGGGAACGCCCCGTAGACCTCCACATGCGCCTGTGCGGAGTCGGGTCCGTATTCGTCGATGATCTGTTGATAAACGGCCTTGTCAGTTCCCTCCACGCCTCTAGCGTCAACAACCTTGTTTCGCCAGAAGTCGCGCTTGCTGTTGAAGCACTCGTAGAAATATCCTGAGTTTCGGCGGGGGTTGCTAAAAGCAAGCCAGAAACGATTAGGAGTATTCTCCGTGAAGAAACCGCTGGCCACCGCCCAAATACTGTCATCTATACCACTCGCCTCATCAAACACCAGCATGACGCCCGCGAAGTTGTGCACGCCCGCGTAACTGTCCGGGTTTTCTGCTGACCACAGCCGCCCCTCGACGCCCCAGTAGCGCGTGCCCAGCTTCAGATCGCGCTCGACCAGTTCCGCGATCCACTTGGCCGGCAGCACCCGCGTTGCGCTCACCTCGAACCAGTGGGTGTTGAGGGACATGCTCAACCACTTGGTGATCTCGGCCCATGTGACGCTGCGAAGCTGCGCCTCGGAGTTGGCCGACACGATGGTCGTCGACCCGATCCGCGTCGTCAGCATCCAGATCACTAGCCAGCTTACGAGGGCCGACTTGCCGATGCCGCGCCCCGATGACGTGGCCATGCGGAACGTCTCAAAGTCCACTTTGCCGCCGTTGAGGCGGATGTGGTCCCGCAGGTCTTGCAGCACCTCCAACTGCCAGCGCCTAGGCCCAGTAAAATGCTCAAGCGGCGTTCCCACCTTCCCCCACGGGAACGCCAGCCTCACAAACGCCACCGGATCGTTCTTCACCTGTGGCGACCACATAGTGGCCATCAGCTTCTGTTCTTCGTCCGCTGAG